TAAATGCACAGGGCTTTAATTACAAGTATGCTTCATTAGACCAGCTATTAGAATATGCTCGTAAAATATGTACAAAGCACGGATTATCTTTTGTACAAAACCCAATCGGTACTGAGACTACTATCGGGTTAGAAACTATCTATATGCACGAATCTGGAGAGTTTTTAATGGGGTATTTAGAAAGCCCTATTGGTGGTATGAAAGGTATGAACGTATATCAAAGCTCTGGAAGTGCTATTACATATTTTAGAAGATATGCTTTAATGAGCTTTTTAGGTGTGTTTGGAGAAGAAGATTTAGACGCTTCAGATAAAGGCAAAGCGCCAAAACCTAAAGCTAAGACTATACAATCTGATGAGCTGCCGTTCTAATGAAAGAGATAGAAGATTTTTTAGACCTATCTGTTATATTAGTTATGGCAGTAGTTATAGTTTTATGGGTTGTCTTAGACATCAATAAGCTATTATTTATAGCTTGGGAGATGTGGATACTTGGACAATAGTTTCATAAAGTTATATCGTAAAATTCAAGATAATTGGATTTGGGATAATCCGTTATACCTAAAATGTTGGATTGATATGTTGATGAGGGCTAGTATAAAGCCCTCGTCAATGTTGCTAAACAATCAAATCATTGAAGTAAACAGAGGAGAAATCGTATTCTCACAGCGAAACTTTGCTAAAAGAAATAATATGACAAGACAAAGATTAAGAACTTTTTTAAAGAAATTAGAAAAAACGAATATGATTAGGTTAAAATCTAACCCAGATGTAACCCACATTATTATCGTCGAATACTCACATTATAATTCTTTGAAACCAAACCAGCAAAAACCCGCTCACAACCCTATTAAAAGAAGTCAAGAAGGTAAGAATAAAGAAATAAATAAAGACTTTGAGAAATTTTGGAAAGCATATCCAAAGAAAGTAGGAAAGAAAAAAGTACAGGATAAATTTGACGCAAATAACTTTCCTATTGATTTAATTATAAAGAATATAGAATTGCAAAAGAAGTCAGAACAATGGCAAAACAAACAATACATACCTAACCCAGAAACTTATCTAAACCAAGAAAGGTGGACTGATGAAGTAGTATTACCGTTTGTACCAGATGAGCCGATTTATGTTTATCAATGTGGCAAATGCAACAAACAAAAGACAACATCGGAATATAGAGATTTATATGTTTCGTGCTGCGATGAACAGATACAACCAAGAAAGGAATACAAATGAGCGATTTATTACTAAAAACTCAACAAGAGTTACATAAAAACACTACGAAATGGAATCGAATTATTGAAGATATTAAACAGATTAATTTCGTTAAGTACAAGACAAACAAAACTATTATATTCATAATAGAAGATATTATTAAAGAGGAGTTTATTAGTGAAAATTAAAGAAAAAGTACAAAAAGAAATAGAAATGCAATTAGATATGATTGCTGCTAAAGTAGATGAAATAAACGAATTGGCTACGGAATATACTAAAGACCAGAAAGAAGAATATATAGACCACTTTATTGATACTGAGGAGGAAAGCAAAGATGATAAAATTCACAATGGCTGAAGATGAAAACGATTTAGATAATATGCTTGTTTGTGGATATTGTGGCATTGAGGAAGTTTATGATTGCGACTGCGATGAAGAAATAATAACATACTTTGAATTTCAAGAAAAAATAGCTGAAGAAACAATGGGCAATAAAGAAGAATATCATAAAATATTAGACGGGAGTAGATGTTGAAGCTCCCCAAAGTAGATACTCAATGGAGTATTAAAGTAGAGGGTAAGTTGAACAAGAATAATATAATCTTCCATACTAATAAGTATCAAAAACTTTACCAAAGATTGAAAGAATATAACGATTTTATTAAAAAACCAAAGGAGCAAGATGAAACCAAGTAGCGCAAAAGCAAAGGGCAGAAACTTTCAGAACAAAGTAAGAGAAATGATTATGGAAAAGTTGGGTATAAATGAACACGACATCAAGACAGCAGTTATGGGAGAGAGTGGTATGGATATTATACTATCTAAAGCAGGTAGAGATACTTTTCCTTATGCAGTAGAGTGTAAAAAAGTAGAAAAAATTAATATTTGGAAGTGTTACGAACAAGCATTTGAAAATTCAGAAGACTTAAAACCTTTGTTGGTTTTTGGTAGAAACCACTCAAAAGTAATGGTTTGCTTTGAATTTGAGGATTTGTTAGATTTAATAAACAATAGCAATGGATTTAAGAGACTAACTAAATGAAAGTTACAGAAGACGGATACATCATAGCTTGTCCTAGTTGTGACAGCAAAAATATGATTAAAAAGTCCCGTCAAAAGAATTATGACGGAAGCTATAAGCAGCGCTATATGTGCAAGGATTGTGGCGTAAGAACTGTGAATCCACAACTATTAGACCTAGAGATTGTCCGAGAAAACATCAAGTTAGCAAAGCAGAAACAATCTGCTCAAGATACTAACAGAATAGAAAGAAAGGCGTTTAGAGAACAAGCTAGATATGAAAATGCAATACATAATTTATTATTTGATATTCAGGCGCTATTGCAACAAAAGAATTTTTCAGATTTTAAATTTAAGAAAGTCAAACAGGGGAAATCTACTGGAGTTCTGCAAATATCTGATACACATTTTAACGAACTTGTTTCCTTACCTCATAACAATTATGATTTCAAGGTTGCTAGTAGACGCTTAAAACACTACGTAAGTAGAGCAAAAGAAATTTTTAAAGTATATGATATTAAAAACGTATTAATAGCTATTACTGGAGATTTAATAAATTCAGATAGACGTCTTGACGAAATGCTTAATATGTCCACAAATCGCTCAAAAGCTGTATTTTTAGCAGTAGATTTATTACAGCAGGTTATTTACGACGTAGGAAAAGACTACTCTGTTTCAGTAGCTTGTGTTACAGGTAACGAAAGTAGATTAAAACAAGACTGGGGCTGGTCAGACTTTATGGCTAGTGACAATTATGATTTTGTTATTTTTGAAATATTAAGACATTATTTTAAAGAGTCTGATGTAAGATTTGTACAAGATGACCCTGCAGAGTGCGTTGTAAACGTTCAAGGTCAAAATTTATTATTATTACACGGGAACGGAAGTTTTACTACTCAATATGAAAAAAGCGTAAATCAGATTAAAGGAAGATACGCAGGTAGAGGAGTTCAGATAGACTATATTATTTCTGGACATATACACTCTGCAAGGGTAGGAGATATAGCTAGTAGAAGTAGTTCATTAGTTGGAGCTAACGAATACAGCGAGAAAGGATTAAATCTATCAGGAAGAGCTAGTCAAAATATTTATATTTTCCATAAAGATAAAAATATAGACGCTATGAAAATAGATTTACAATATGTTGGAGAAGAGTGTTACGATATAGATAGTGAGCTTGAAAGCTATAACGCAAAATCGTCCAACAAATTAAAACCAAAGAAAACCATATTTGAGGTAACGATATGATGTTAAAACTAAATCCAGAGGAAAAACAAGTGCTGAAACATATCTTTGAAAGTCACTATGTTAGGAAGTTGCCACCTGCTATTAAAAATGTCGCATTAAACATTAAGAAAGCAATGGATAATCCTACAAGAGTAACTGAACAAGAATATGTTGGACTTAATCCAAACTGGAAACATTGCGAAAATTGTGACGATTAATTAGTATGATTATAGCAAGGTTACATCAATGCGTTTATAACGCAATAATATCTCTTTGTCTCAAATATAAAAACAAAGGAAAAGTAATGTATTACAATACAACAAATGAAAAAGGATTTGCACATAAAACAAATCTAAAACAAGCAACAAATCAAGAACAACTTACATTAGCAGTTTTTCAAACCTATCCTAATGACAAATTGTCTGCAAACGATGTATGGAAATTTCTTATTGATAATGAATCAATTAATGAACAAACTCCATTGACATCTATCCGTAGAGCAATTAGCGATTTAACAAATCAGCAAAAACTTGTCAAAACAGATAAAAAAGTTTTAGGTGGAGCAGGAAGAAAAACATATACTTGGAGATTAAACAATGTCTGAAACAAAAAAGAAGTTTGAACGTCAGGAATTGCAGGGCGCAATCTTTAAAAATAAAAATAAAACAAAAGACAATCAACCAGATTATACAGGAGATTGTAAGATAGACGGAACTGTATATAATATATCCTGTTGGGTAAATGAAAGCAAATCAAGTGGCGATAAGTATTTTGGCTGCAAGTTCCAAATTCCAAAAGATAAACAAGAAGAAAAAGAAGAAGAAGTAAATCTTAAAGAAGAAGAATTACCATTTTAGCTCATTGGGGTAGTTAGGTATAAATATAAACAATTAAATATAGGAGCTTACTCTCTTGTTAATAAAAGTTTGTGTAAATACAGGGTTGGCTACTCACTACCCCATAAATTTTCTGAAAAATATTTAATATTACGAATAACGCACTATTTACGGTGTTCTCGCCAATGTGTACGTCTTTGCTTATGATATGCTACCGATAGATAAGTTATCGCCTTAGAGAGGCATTTTAAGAAGAAAAATTTTCTAAATTTGCTCTTCAATTTCAATTTCAACACTAAACACATTGTAAGCTGTTTCCGATACAGGTAAAACGTCTTTTACGAATCTTACTTCAAAATTTTTACTAGAATCTGCACCATTATTATTAAAATTGTCTTCACTATAGTAAAAACTAGTAAGTCTTCCTTTAACTTGATTAAACAGATTTTCTAACTTTGTTTTGTTAGCGCTTGAAATATTTTCATATACAAACTTTCTTCTTCTTCTTTTTGTTTGATGATTAGCAACGGCAAATGATTTACCACCTAAAGTCTTTCTTAAAGTAATGCCGTCATATATTGTATCTGTGTCAGCATTAATTTGTGGATTTTGGTCAGGGCTAAATGAACTTTTATTTGACCCGTTAGACGATGTTGCGAAATGTACTGATGCTATTGCCATAATTTAATTTAATATTTTTTAAACTTGTCTCAAAGTTACTTTTAAAGAACCAACGCCTCTTGTTATACCTGTTACTATAAAAATTGTACTTGTTGTTAAATTACCAAACTTTGGCATTGTATTTAAAACTGTACTTCCAAACTTTGCAAAGTCTCCAACTTCCATACCATAAAAATAGTCACTAACTCCTGAGCTTGTTGTTTCATTGATTTCTACATTTACTATATATTTTGGCTCTCCGTTTATTTCTTGATAATAGTTAGCAAATCCGTCATTACGATTACCTGCTCCTGTATCTTCTGCGCCAATACCAGATATTAAAATATCTAATTTATCTTGTTGTATATTTTCATTTGTCTGCACATTGTAATTAGTTCTGACGGTATTAGTTGTATCCTCTGATGTTTGTTCTTTTATATGTTGATTATTTATTGGATTACGTTTGTATTTAATAACACGCTTTGTTATTAATTTATCCATTGGTGTTACTTTAACATTATAACTACTTATGTCATTTAAATCTATTATGTGGTCTGCTGATATTGTACCGTCAGGTATATAAATATATTGAGGAGTTTCATCGGACGTTCTAAATCTAAATATAAATCCACCCTCATATTGAGCTTGTTCTAATAATCTACTAATATCTGTAGGTTTATCAAGCCAATATGCTACTTTCCAACTTGACCTAGCAGTTACTAAATTAGCATAAGTTCCCGTATTTACTATTACATCATTAGCGCTACTTGATATTCCAGCGTGTCTTGATAATATGTCTCTGTGCATATCTACAATATTTTCTACAACTCCCGTACCAAAACTTTTTAATGCTCCTACTCCACCAGAATACAATTTTTTTACTGCTTTTACAGCAGATTCGTGTTCTAATGGATTTACGTCAGAATCGGTCTCTGGGCTTATTTTTGCTCTAATAGTAAAAAATATGTCTTTAATTTTTACAACTGAACTACAAGATTCTCCCTGCCGTCCGTTGTCAGCAAGAAACTCAAAACCTAACTTAATCTCACTTGGGGGATTTCCGTCTGCATTACTAAAATCAGAAGAGTTTAAAAAATCAAATGTTTTTGTTCTATCAGTTGTGTTAGAGTCAAAACTAATATCCGTATCTTTTGCTGTTTGACCGTCTCCGTATTTGGCAGTAGCTTCTAATTGCACTTCGTATCCTGTTTGCGAATCAGAGTTTCCTAGTCCGTCGCTATAAGAAGAAACATCATAAACTACTGTAAGTTTATACTCAGTAACTTTGTGGTCTTCTTTTGTATTATTAAATACTAAATTAAAAATATCTATCACATCTACATCATTATTTCCTACACCACTACCATAAGAAACGCTATGACTAAATTGTGCAAAAGTAGATGTACTTGTATCTACTGCCTTATCTCTATTGTTTGTAGAATCTTCTGTAATACTAGAAGTTATATCAGAGCTAAAACTTGGAGTAACAAAAGATTTTGTATTTATTATTACATCATCTATTTTAGGTCTATATTTATATCTTCTTTCTAAGTCTAATGCAGTCCTTGTAACTTTTCTATCATTATCTGCTATTAAATTTCCACTAGCATTTTGTGTTTCATATATATTGTCTACCAATCCAGAAGAAGCATTTAAAGGTGCAAATAGTGGATAATCATCAGCATTTCTAAATGCGTCAGCAACAGGATAATGCAGCTTAGAGTCTCCACTTGCTATTGTTATATTAAAAACACTACTGCCGTCTGCGTGAAACTCTATTGTAGTACCAGCAAATCCTCTAACAACAGTTACTTCCTCAAAAATAGACGGAACTAAAACGCTGTTAGTTACCAACATTTTTTCATTATCTATTTGTATAATATCTCCTGTATTAAATACGGTAGAAGAAGTGCTATTTATTATTTGAAATGTATTATCATTAGCACTAGCTAACATTTGTTGATTGCCTATTCCGTCTAAATCTTTATTGCTGTCTACAGCGCTATCAAAAGTTGTCGTACTATCTGCGTGAAATAAACAATTATAACCTACTTCTCCTTTTACACTATCTACTGCAACAGGAAATAATAATGTATCTGTATCGCTGTCTATAAAAGCTGGAGTATCTATGGTAGATTCTGGAGCTTGTTTATAATTACCATAAGCAATCGGAAAATAATTACCAGCATTAGATTGTTTGTCTGGTACTTGTATAAAATCTATAGGTGTTGCAGAAGCTATTTGCAACGTAACTTCGTGATTATCATTTATGGTTACATCTTTTAATCTGCCTGTAAATATCTTGAGATTATATCCTCCCACAGAAGAATAAACAATAACTTGATGATTTAAATAATATCTACTACCACCTAATATTTCTTCAGATAACTTTGTATTGCTATGATTAGATAAAGGTTGATTGACGCAGCTAATAGATAAATTACCAACTTTACCACTACCTTTTTCTAAATCTATACTTTCTCTTAATGTTGGTTGATTTGTAATAAAGGCGTTGTATTTAGAATTTCCAGAACCACTTTCTATAGTTCCTAATCTAATATATTCTGTAGCTGCGCTACCACTACTATATGTATTATTTCTTATTTCAAAAAGCCAATTTTCTTGAAAACTTGTTCCAAGAGCATCTTTATAATCTTGTGTTAATGTTAATGCCATTATGCAAGATTTCTTCCTAAACTGTCTTCAAGTTGTGGTATAAGAGTGTCTCTTACAAATTCTTCTGTACCTAGTATATTTCCATTTAAATTTACAACTACTTCTGAAGCTCCACCACCTCTAACATTAGGAGAACCTAAAGGAGTGACAGTTACTCGTTCACGCATCTGTGGATTATCTCCAACTTTAATAAACTGTGGTTTATCTGCTACAAAGTCTGCACCTAAAGCAGCAGATTTTGCAGATGAAATAGCTGCATCAAACTGAGATACCTGTGCTAAACCTTTAGCTAGTATAGATAAACCTAATAAGAATCCTTTAAATCCTTTAGTAGACATTTCAGTAAATGCTAAAATCATATTACCTATAGCTAACGCTTTTCTCATTTTTAACAATGTAATTGTTAATGATTTATTGCCTTTAGCAAAGGTTTGTAAATTAGCTAAAGTCTTATCAAATTGAGCGTCGTTTTCTTTTAAAAA